AGATGCTCAACTACGGTGTTGAGGGGTGTAAAGCAGCTGTTAGTTTTTTACAAGAATTACGTAGGATGCTTGGTTGTGATAACAGTACAGGATTTATGCAAACAAAATGGGATGGAGCACCTGCTATTGTTTGTGGACAAGAACCTTTTACTGGGTTATTTTTTGTAGGAACTAAAAGTGTTTTTGCTCAGACTCCAAAAATTTGTTATGATGAAGTTGATGTTGATATACATTATCCTGATGGTGGTGAGTTAAATAAAAAATTAAAAGTTTGTATAAAATATTTTAAGGATTTGGATATAAAAGGAGTAGTTCAAGGTGATCTTGTTTTTACTCCTGGTGATGTTAGGACTGAGAGGATTCATGATGAAAGACTGTATACATTCAGACCTAATACTATAACCTATGCTATTCCAGTAGATCACCCAATAGGTAAACAGGTAAATTCATCAGAGGTTGGAATAGTATTTCATACACATTATACAGGAGATGATTTTTTAAGTATGCAAGCTCATGCAGGTGCAAAAGTTTCTTCAAGTAGAAACGTATTTTCTATTGATAATGATACACCTATGCATAAAGTTGGGTTGAATCATAGCGAAGAAATGAAGTTTGATAAGCATGTATCAGATATAGAAAAAATGTGTATGAAGTGTGGTGATTTTCTTGATGAATTAGTCACTAATACAGGTAAAACAGGTGATGAAAAGTGGCATGTAGCATCATATTTAAAACCATTTTTTAATGCTGAGATAAAAGCAGCACGTAATATTAACAATACTGATACAGCATTTGAAAATCTTTATAATTTTTACTATGATAAGACTACAACGATGCTTGATAAGATTAAAACAGCATCAACCAAGGCACAGAAAAGTAAGTTAGTACATAATAGTCAGAATTATTTGAGAGATAATCAATATAAATTCAAGTCAATGCTTGGTCTCTATAAGGAATTGCAAATAGTAAAGCAAATGGTCATTGATAAACTAGATCATTTAGAAACTTTTAGAACATTTGCTCAAACTGAAAAAGGATATCAGGTTACAGGACCTGAAGGGTATGTACTACATAGAAATGGTGATATGATTAAGTTTGTTAACCGTCTAGAGTTCTCTTACATTAACTTTACTTTGGCAAAACAATGGCGTTAAAGGGTAAAAGATGTTACTTTACATTTGGTAGGTTTCAACCACCTACTTCTGGACACAAAGACAACTTTGCTGGTGTAAAGAGAGCAGCTGGTGCTGATGATTATCGTATATACATCTCACAAACTGTAGATACTAAGGGTAAAAATCCATTACCACCAGATAGAAAATTGTTTTGGATAACTAAAATGTTTCCAGAGCATAAAGGTAAGTTTTATAGTGGTCCTAGAGAACCAGTTGCTATTATGAAAGATTTAATGATGGGAGGATATGATGAAGCGGTGTTTCTTGTAGGCTCTGATAGGGTTGCTGCGATGCAATTCTTACATAAATACAATGGCAATGATAAAGATTTTTCATTTCGTGTTTTACAAATAGTATCTTCTGGTAGTAGAGATGCAGATGGTGATACCTTTGCAGTATCTGGTACTAAGATGAGAAGAGCAGCATTTGCTGGTGACTTCAAAGCATTTCGTGCAGGTATACCAAAAACATTAAGTGATAAAGACTGTTATGCTATGATGGTAGAAATTGCATCAAATTTACCAGCAAATTTTAAATGAAAACATTTCAAGATTTCCAAGAATCTGCTTGGCAACGTAAAGAAGGTAAGAATAAGTCTGGTGGACTCAATGAAAAGGGTCGCAAGTCTTATGAACGTGAGAATCCTGGTAGTGATTTAAAAGCACCACAACCTGGTGGAGGACCTAGAAAGAGATCATTCTGTGCAAGAATGGGTGGAGTAAAGGGACCTATGAAAGATGAGAAAGGAAGACCAACCCGTAAGGCATTAGCACTACGGAAGTGGAAATGCTAAATGAAAAACTTTAGAAAACTACGTGAACAAGCACTCAGACAACAGTACCGTAAGAAAGAAGTATTTGTTGAGGGTGATTACGTAATGAATGCTACCACGGGACAAAAAGGCAAGATTCACAGAGCAGGTGTTAACTATGTTATATGTGTTACTGAGGAGGGTGAAATGTTCCGTGCGTGGGTAAAGGATATTAGAGATATAAATAGAACCTAGAGGACTGTCTAAAAGTATAAAATGGATAAACAGAGAGCCGTTAATACTGTCACCGCAAATGACGAGTATTCAAAAGAATTGATGAAAATGTATGAGAACTGGATGGGTGGCGATTGCTTCCAAGGTTCTAACATCAAAGAGGAAGAGATTCCTACTGGACAGAAGCAAGGTGGTGGAACTGGTGCAGCGTTTAAGTCTGCTATTGGTGAGTTACCTGCTATAGAATACGATAAAGCAACTACAATACCTACTGGTAAGGTTGTTAATACTGACGATGATAGTCAGAAAGACCCTAAAGAAACATCTAATGGCGGTGAACCTGGTGTTGCACTCAAGGGTTCTATGACAATGGGACAGGGATCTATGTCAGGTGGTGTTCCACAAACACATGGTGCTCAGATAAAAAACATGACTTTAATTTCTAAAGAAGAAATTGAGATTGATGGCGAAACAATTGTACTTGAGAAAGCAAAAGGTCTTGATGGTAAGGCATGTTGGAAAGGATACAAACTTTCTGGTACTAAAAAGAAAGGCGGTAAGACTGTTGACAACTGTGTTAAAGCAGGTTTTGAACCAGAAGGTGAGCAGTTAGAAGAGAAGAAAGCAAAGAAAGATTATGATGGAGATGGTAAGGTAGAGTCTGGTAAGGACGAGTACTTTGGATCTAGAGACAAGGCTATCAAGAAAGCGATGGGTAAGAAAGCTAAGTCTGTGAAAGAGCATCATGAAAAAGATAAGGATGGTAATACAATCCCTCATAAAGAGGAAGTAAAAACTGAAGAATGGAAATCAGCAGCTAAAAAGAAGGCTGCTAAAATTATGTCATACTATGGAAAGAAGTGAACTTGATTCAATAGCAAAAGAAATACATTTTGAAACAAATGCATTTTATTCAATTGATAGAAATGAAATTCGTGATCATTTAAAAAAGTTAAAACAAATTAAAAAAGACTTGAAAAGAAACCCTATTGGTACTCCTTTAAGAAAGAGAGATAGAATCAATTATGAAAAATCTTAAACAATTTAGAGAAGACTACGCTGCTAAAATTAAAGCTAAGAAAGAAATAAAATTGAAGAAGGGTACTACATTAAAGATAATGCCACAAGTTCCTTCAAATCCTGATAAAGCATTGGGTGTCAAGGAAAGTAAGGAGTCTTGTAGTGAAGGTCAATACTATTGTAATGATGATCAGAAGTGTAAACCTATACCAAAAGGTACAAAAGTAGGTAGTGATGGTATGCTAGTTAAGGAAGCTTCGTTAGCACAAGCAAAAAGAAATATTGGTAGAGATCCTAAGAAAAAAACTTGTTGGACAGGTTACAGAGCTAAAGGAACTAAGATGAAAGGTGGTAAATCTGTACCAAATTGTGTACCAGCATAAGAACTGTTATAAATATAACACCTATATAATATAACAATTGTTTTAATTATGACTAAATTTTTACTCCCTATCGCAATCAATGTAATTAACAAAGCGGTAGACAAGATCCCAGAGGATCTAGAAGAGACACTCAAGAAATTCGTTATCGGAATTCTTAAAAAAGCTGCTGAGAAATCAGGCAACAAAGTGGATGATCAATTAGTAGCTGCTTTAGAGAAAGCATTACTTGAATAAATATAATATAGACAACTTTTAATAACGGAGCATATCAATGTCACTTTATGGTAAGGACGACAGCAATGCCAATAAAACCAAAGCTGGTATTGGTGTTGCTTCAAGTTCACAAGCAAAAACAATAGTTTATATTGACGAAACAGAAGCAGCACTTGCACAGAATAAAGCACGTGGATTGAATGCTCCTGGTTGGTGGTCATACTTCACTTATAACGATAGTGCAGGTAACCCACGTCACAAAGCAGAACAATTAATCTTCATCGCTAACGGTGAAGCAAACTCTGGAGAGACACAGGCAGATGATACTCTTGCTGGTGATTTTGTTTCTACAGTTACAACAACTAACCCATCCAACGCATCTGTTTCAGCAACTGCTACTGCTCAGTTCACAGTTGCTGGTACACCAACAGGTTCTGCTTCAGCATTTGATGGTGCTGCAAACAATGGAAACACAGCGGGTAGAACTGCTGGTACTTTCGTAATTACTGCTACTGGTGGTACAGGATCAGGTGCTAAGTTCTCTGTTGTAGTTGATGCTAACGGTGCTGCTACACCTACACTTACAGCAGGTGGTGGTGGATACACAGACAATGATGTATTGACACTAAGTAAAACTGGTACATACGCTGGTGCAACTGACGTTACTGTCGTTGTTAACGGTGTAGGTGCTACTGCAACATATCAGTGGCAAGTCAGTACAGATGGTACTAACTTCACTAATGTTTCAACAGGTTCTGGTGGAACAACTGCTACATATACTACAGCAGCAACAGCAGCTGGTGACAGTGGTAACAAGTATAGATGCGTAGTTGGAACCTCACAAGGTGCAACACCTGCAACATCTACTGCTGCAACACTAACCGTTACTTAATATGTAAATGAAGTTTGATGAATTGACCCAGGAAAACTGGACTATCTTCGCTATTAAAAATTATAATAATCCTCAGTCAGTTACATACGCTGACTTTGAAGAGGATATAAAAAAATTTAAGTATATCAAGAGGCTCTTCCGTAGGTTTGAAACCACGGGAGAGCTTAAAAAACATCTAATACTTAATCATATTATATTATTGTATAATGTATTTGGTGATGGTGCAACGCCTTTACTCTTCTTTAAGATAGAAGATAATTACTGGCCAGTTATGAAGGCATTTCTATTATTTTTAGATAGACTTCCTCCATCACTAAATAATGATGTAAATAACGACTGTTTAAAGGAGTTGAATCTGATATGAAAGCTGGAGATGGTTCTGGATTAGCACTACCACCAGCGTTCGTAGTAGTCAATCCAAGACAACACCGACGTTACAAAAAAGGCAACAAAGACCAAGTTGATGGTCGTACATCTGGTGCTAAAGAATTGATGTCTCGCATTAATAGAAGAA